ATAGATTTGTCTCGGAGCAGCGGAAAGTACTTGTGAATAACTAAGGAGGTGCCTTCGCCATTGTACCCTGTTGTATTGGTGGGGTTGACAACGTCAAACAACAGGTAGTACAAGTATTGAAAAAGAACGAGTTTTATGTAGCCGCCCTCCGAACATGCGCTTTCGGACGTGTCGGCTAAACTCAATAGCCGTTGAGACGGATGGTCGGCAAACCGAGAGCAATCGTTTTCTTTGAACCTGATTTGATCTACGTTCATGGGGACAAGAAACTGAAAGAAGTTCTGGAGCATAACCTTGGCGGCTGCGTGGTAATGACACGTCCCTTCACTCCTCTGATTAGTGATGACTTCGGAGTGAGAGTACGCTCCTGTCGTATTCAAATAATCATTAGCATGGATATACTTTTCTTTTAGATAGGCTTGGTTTTGGTGGGCCGCGTAAGCGGCAACACCGACGCCTGCTGCAAGAAGCGCGCGGTTGCGCCATTTGCGCCATTTCCGTTTCGTTTGCCTTTTGGATCGTGTTCGACTGGAGCGTTTTTTCACGGATTCATTGCGGCCTCCTCGCATGATAGATACGTTTTAAAAAAAATTGATGTAAAATGAGAGTGACGAAGATGAATAAACAAAAAAAAATGACCGCGATTCGGTTGCTGGACTTTCGCGTCTTTCAAGAAGAAGAGGAAGATGCGTCCGTGTTCAAAATCCAAATGTTTGGTAACGACGATGCAGGGCGAACGTATTCGGTGGTAGTAGACGACTACAAGCCTGTGTTCTATTGCAAGGTATCGGATGGCTTCAGTGGCAAGGTCGCCTTGGAAAGCTACATGCGGGCATACCTTGGCCATAACGAGGCGGCGCTCTTGGATGTGGGCGTGGTGCGACGCAAGAAGCTGGTCGGGTACGACGGGCAGCGCGACCATAAGTTTGTGTTCTTCAAGTTCGACAACATGATGGCGTTTCATCGCATCAAAAACTTGTGGTACCACGAGGTGCCGACGACGCAGCCGCAGCGGTTTGCACGCACTCCAGGCATGAAGTGGGTAGTGAACCCGACAGGCCTTTATTTTCAAGGAGAGTTTCTCTACTTGTACGAGTCCAACATTCCGCCGCTACTGCGGTTCCTGCACGTGCGAGAGATTAGTCCGTCGGGGTGGGTCGAGGTGCACGGAGACGCCACGGCGGGATTTACTACGTGCGACTTTGAGTTTCGAGTCTCGGCCAAAGACGTGAAGCCACTGGCCAAGGAGTCGCCCGTGCCGTACAAGATTTGCAGCTTTGATATCGAAGCCAACAGCAGTCATGGAGATTTTCCCGTGCCTGTAAAGAATTATCGCCGCCTGGCTCTGAATTTGGTGGACGTTGCGCCGACGACGCCTGAGCAATTGGCAGAGTGTGTGCACGCAGCGTTTGGCTACGGAGCGGTGCAAGGTATCGATGTGGTGTATCCCAAGGAGCCTCCCCGCGACGTGGCAGCAAGTATTGCGAAATGGTTGACGAAACCGCTAATGAACGGGCCTCTGCAAACCGTATGCCAGCCCGATATGGAGGACGACGACGAGCCCGTTGTCGTCGCGAAGCCCGTACCCCACGAAACGGTGATGGAGCTGGTACTGGACGCAGGCGTAGACCGCGAAAGCAAGACGCACGCGCTAACCCAGAGCTTGGATCGCGTGTTTCCCGCCTTGCAGGGTGATATGGTGACGTTTATCGGGTCTACGTTTGTGCGCTACGGCACGAAAAAGCCTTACCTCAACCATTGCATTGTACTGGGAGGGTGCGCGCCTGTACCTGGCGCAGTCATTGAAAGTTACGCGACGGAACGCGAAGTGCTCCTGGCATGGACGGCGCTCATGCACCGCGAAAACCCTGACATTTTGACGGGGTACAATATCTTTGGGTTTGATGAATCGTTTATGTTTCACCGCGCGGTGGAGACGGGGTGCGTGCGCGAGTTTCTGGACCTCACGCGCAACAAGGAATCGCTGGCGGGAAAGATGAAAGAGGGAGAGTGGGAGATCGAAGAGAAGGCGGTGTTTTTGGCAAGCGGCGAATACAATTTGAGGTATTTTACGCTGGAGGGACGGCTGCAGATTGATTTGTACACGCTCTTTCGGCGCGACTACCAGTTCGACTCGTACAAGTTGGACGCGGTGTCGGCAACGCTCATTGGAGACAAGGTGAGTCGGGTGGAGCATGACGGAGACGCGGGGTGCACGCGGATCTACGCCAAGAATTTGCACGGTCTGGAAGTGTCCAATTATGTAGTGTTTGAAGAGCTCGCCCACTCGAGCGACCTCTACCAGAATGGAGCCAAGTTTAAGGTGCTGGAGGTGCAGGACGACCACTTTGTGCTCAACGGGATGATACGCCCGAACATGAAAAAGACAGTGCGGTGGTGCTTGGCGAAAGACGACGTCGACCACCACGCCATCTTTGCACTGGCCAAGGGAAGCGATGAGGACCGCGCGATCATTGCAGCCTACTGTTTGCAGGATTGCAACCTGGTGCACCACCTGATGCAAAAGGTGGACGTGCTTACGGGCTTCATTGAGATGGCGGCGCTGTGCAGTGTCCCCATCGAGTACTTGGTGTTTCGAGGCCAAGGGATTAAGCTAACGAGCTACATGGCCAAGAAGTGCCGCGAGCGAGGAGTGCTGATGCCCGTACTGGAGTCGAAGGAGTGGGACGAAGGGTACGAAGGCGCAAAAGTGATTGACCCCAAGTGCAGCATTTACGAAGACCCGATCGAAGTGGGCGATTTCAGTAGCTTGTACCCGAGTGAAATGATCAGTGAAAATTTGAGCCATGACACGAAAGTGTGGGCGGAAGAGTACGACCTCAGCGGCAAGCTGGTGAAGGCGCGGGACAGGGCGCAAGCGCGGTACGACAATTTGCCAGGGGTGGAATACGTGGACATTGAGTACGACACGTTCAAATACGTGCGCAAGTCGCCGAAAGCGAAAGCGGAAAAGGTGAAATCGGGTACGCGCGTGTGCCGTTGGGCGCAAGTCGACGATTCCATTTTGCCGTCGATTCTCAAGGAGCTTTTGAAGGCGCGCAAGACGACGCGGAAGAGGGCGGAAACGGAACCCGACGAGTTTATGCGCAACGTCCTGGACAAGAGACAGCTAGCGTACAAAGTGACGGCGAATTCGCTCTACGGCCAATGCGGGGCGCGGACGTCAACGTTTTACGAAAAAGACGTGGCGGCGAGTTGCACGGCAGCGGGACGCAAGCAACTCATCTATGCCAAAACGGTGATTGAAGAAGTCTACCAAGCGCGCGTGTGCCAAACCGAGTGCGTGGGGGAGCTGGTAGTGACGGCGGAGTCCATTTACGGAGACACGGACTCGGTATTTTGGAAGTTTACTCTTCTGAAAGACGGGGTGCAGCTTAAAGGGCGCGAGGCGTTGGCCCCAAGTATTGAGCTGGCCAAAGAGGCGTGCGAGCTGGTAACGTCGTTTTTGAAGCCGCCTCACTGCCTGACGTACGAAAAGACGCTGTGGCCACTCGTGCTGCTGTCGAAAAAACGGTATGTTGGGATGCTGTACGAGGAGGCGACGGATACGCCGAAGCGCAAGAGCATGGGGATTGTGTTGAAACGCCGCGATAACGCGCCCATTGTCAAGGACGTGTACGGGGGTCTCATTGACATCTTGATGAAAGAGCGAGATTTGAAGCATGCGCTGCGGTTTGTGGATGAATCGCTGGCGCAGCTTGTACGCGGAGAAGTGGGCATGGACAAGCTCGTAATTACCAAGTCGCTGCGGTCGGGGTACAAGAACCCCGCGCAGATCAGCCATGCCGTGCTGGCCAACCGTATCGGAAAGCGCGATGCGGGCAAGAAGCCCCAGCCAGGGGACCGCATCGCGTTTGTGTTTGTACAGACGCCCAAGGCAAAAGGTCAATTGCAGGGAGAAAAGATCGAAACGCCCGAGTTCATTCGCGAAACGGGGTTGAAGCCCGATTACGCCCACTACGTAACGAATCAGATCATGAAGCCCGTGCAGCAAGTATTTGCGTTGGTATTGGAGGACCTGCCTGGATTCGACCAGGGAGCGTATGACGCGGAGTTGGAGGCATGGAGAGTCAAGCTAACGCCTGAAAAGTTTGAGGCAAAGATGGAGGTCGTGCGTAACAAGGCGGTGGAGCGACTGGTGTTTCGCGCGTATCTCTAAATTCGCTATTTTTTTGGCATCTAATTTTCTATGAGCAGAAAAAAGCCTACACAGCGAGTGCAGACAGCTGCAGGGTAAGAGCGCGTATCTCTAAATTCGCTATTTTTTTGGCATCTAAGTTTCTATGAGCAGAAAAAAGCCTAGACAGCGAGTGCAGACAGCTGCAGGATAACAGCGCGTTGCTCCGCGGATACGGGCACTAAATGCATCATGATGGCTTCTCGGACAGGATCCACGTACGAGTATTTCTTAAATGGGCCATCGTGCGCATGGCAAAGAAAAGCAAAGCAGGTGCGCATGGTAACTTGTTGAGCACAGGCGTCTTGCACGGCATCCCCGCCTGCTAGTGCGCGAGTGAGAAGCGCTTGAAGAACGGGACTGCTAGTGCACGAAGGAATGTAGGACGCGATTGGGTACTGCAGCTTGATATCAATTGAGGCAGGAGCTAAGCGGAGCAGGAGCGCTACATTGTGGACGCAGGCATGGGTCACAGCGATGGAGAGAACACTGACCCCCGTAATCGTGCGATTCAGGACGGGGTGGGGAAATTTTCGGGGCGCTGATAGCGTTTCTTCCAATAAAAACTGAAATAGTTCGTCGTCGACGCTTGCAGCCACATGAAGCGGCGTGTACCCTCGGTAATCCCGCGAGGCAACACTGGCGCCGTGATGGATAAGAACGCGGGCGGCATTGATTCCAGCGCCGTGAAGCGCATAGTCGTGCCCCAAGCCGTATCCTAAGCACAAAGTCGGATTGGCGCCTTTACGAATGAGTAAATCGACCATGGCGGCATTGTCAAGGCGCGCGGCGATTTGGAGCGCGGATCGGCCAACGCTAAACCCTTCGTAATTGGGATCAATACGGGAGTCCTCGAGAATGAGAGCCACCATGTCGATGGAATTTACAGCAGTGGCCACAAGCAGGTCGGGACCCTTGGCGGCGCCTGCGAGAAGAAGGAGGCGTGCGCGCTCGATGTCCGAGTCCATGATGGCTTTTTTCATTTCGCCGCCTGTAAATGGGGTACCTGCATTCAGAAGAAGCTCTGTCATGGCAGCGCTCTTGGAATGGTATAGAAGCCCTGTGCCACACCAGTAGGTATCTTTCCCGTCGTTAAGGTATGTACGGGTCATGTCGTCTCCCACCAGAATGCAGGCACGCACTTGGTCGAGGTCGTTAGAACAGACAGCAGCCAAAAGATCCATGGTTCAAGATCTTATAGATAATGTGTTGTGACCATCCCAAGGAATGAATAAAACAAATAATTCATTCTAGGAAATTTCTAGGAAATTTCTAGGAAATTTCTAGGAAATTTCTAGGAAAATTATTTACCGTGTACCTTTTAGAAATTTCATGGAATTCTGGGTAATCCATGTCGTAAGCGCAAACAAAATACCGCCCCATAGCGTGTCCATGACAACCAGTGAGAGAGACCAGTCTTTGAAGAACGTGTAATTCGTGCCCTCATAGATGCCATAGGTAGTGAATCCGAGCACAAAGGCTTCGAGAGGGGTCCGCTTTTCACGCAAAATAAAGACGTACAAGACCGCTGCGATACACGCGTAGGTGAAAATTGCACTGGGGAACCGTACAATGGCGTCGGACCCTTGAATGCGGCGTATCATACCCGCCGTGAATTTACGGGTGGAATACAAATAGACAAAGTCCAGCGCCAACAGCACGAAAAGAAAAAGCATTACATACTGAGTGCGATTTTAAGTTCTTCTTGAACTGCGTCAATACCTCCATGTGACCAAAATTGTTTGCACGGTACTTTGCGAATGCTCGATGTTGAAAAGGTGTAATCGTGCGGGGAATGATGCATGCAGGAAAACCCGAGCCATTCAAACTCTTCAAATACCGTAGCGAGAGCTTCGAAATTTTCTCGGATACACGCACCCACGGCAATGTTGAGTTGCTGCAGTCGCGCGCGACAAAATTCAGAATAATTCATTCCATGCATTCGTTGAAACTCTACGGCAGCCGTTTCCATGGACGCCCGAGTCAATACAAAGGGAAAATGGTTGCTCATGAAATGCATGGTCTGAGACGTGCGAGTCATGGCTTCGTACGCCGATTTCCATACCTTCCATTCAGAGGCGCCTGGTAGAGTGTGTTGGGTGGAATAGGTCCAGTGAATTTTTCCATCAACTAGCGTCCGCAAATCAAAGGAGGCGGTAAACACAACGTCCGAATCTAAAATCACTACATAGGGGGTATCAATGTCTTTGTAGCTTTCGGCTTTCACAACCATTTGTTGAATGTACCCGTGCATAGTGTACGTAACGGGGATAACCGTTGCTACAAGCGACAATTCGTCAAGAAGCGTATGTAATTCGGCTACCGCCTCGTCGTGGCAATACAAGACAAGGGAGGTATAGTACACTACGAATTTCTGAAGACTTTGGAGGCTGTATTTGATCCATGGTAGATCTGCGCCGTACGTTTTGTACACGACTGTAAGTTGAGCATTTGAACAAAACGTGCATGTATAAGGAACATTCCGCAATTCACATGCCCATTGACTAAATCCTGAACCGTGGGAGTACGTGCTGAAAGCTGTTACGCGTGCGGCATCCGTGATCAAGTAAAAATCAAGGAGCGTGTCGCGCACCCCCGCTGCTGCAAACGTCTCGCTTGTCCCTAGGTGAAGTATCTCGCTTTCACGAACGATGGCCCCGTCAAATTGGTCGCGGATGGCCCGCTTTAGCGCTGCATTGTCGCTGAGTACTACGTAGGTTGTGCCTGGTCTCATACGAGCCAGCGCCTCGCGCACAAGAAAGGAGGGAGCATCTGTATACGATTCATACTCGTTGGTTTGAAAATGCCGATGCAAATCTTGAATGTGATGGTCTCCGCACCGTACATGGATGACTTCATACTGTCGGGGTACAATCTTGAGAGACGCATACACTTCGGCTCGGTATTGCGCCATGGAATCGTTGGGCTGAAGACGGGTCCATACAAATGTGCGATCGGACTCACTAACGGGGTCAGGAAACGCGTGCACGTAGACGAAAAGAGTCGAGGTAAGGCACTGATTGAGCGCCTTGATGCAGCCCTGGTGGGTGGCGATAAATTTTATCTCGCCTAATGAAATTTTGTAGTCGGCCACGGGTCGTAACCACTGAGCCAAGGGGTGATGAATGGCCATGTCGAACTCTATCCCCAATTTGGTAGCCGTTTGCAGCACACTTAAACTTCCCCGAATGTAATCCCCAAACCCCTGCGGAATTTCGCCCGTGCTAAGGCGCTGCGGCTGGTAAACATTGACGATGCGGGTAACGCGTTTCGATGGGCCTCTACGAGACCTTACTTGCCAAGAATTAGGATGGTTGCTTGAAAGAATCATTACCCTATTCTAAAGAATGTTTTCTAGAGCGGCTATCTGCGCTGCAGTTAGGGCAGGAAATTCGATTTTAAACGCAATGGTGAGTGACCCGCAATTTTTGTCGCGCCGCATGCCCTTTTGAGGAAGAATCTTTTTGTAGGTTGGCGACAGGACGGTTCCTTTGGTCGAGAGCCGAAGCGTTTGGCCTTGAAAGTACTGAATTTCAAACGCTACGCCACAAAGGGCTTCTTTAAGGGAGATGGGATGGGTGTACAGTAAATCAAGTCCATGACGGACTAAGAATGTGGTATTTACGACGGTAACTTTCACTTTGACGTTGCCTTCGGGTCGTGGCACCACAATGACTTCGTTGCTGTCAACGCCTGCGGGAATGTCGGCGTACCACGTTTCCCCGCCCACCTGGAACGGTACGGCGCAGCCCGCAAATGCCTGATCCAAGGTAATTTCAATGGGGACGGCACTATGGACCGCGGGGGCATGCGCGACGTCGGGAGAGCGCATCGACAAGTCATAGTTACGCCGCGCTGCCTCGTCGGACAAGGTTTCATAGGCGTCTGTCAATCGCCGAAAGGCGTCGGCACTGCCACCTGGTTTATCGGGGTGCACGTGCAGCGAGAGCTTGCGATACTGTTTTTTGATCGCCTCCGCGGTTGCGGTGGCGGGTACCTGAAGAATTTCGTAGTACATGAACTGCTTTAGGTGGGTAAATTTAAGCCGAGTTTCCGAAAGACCGCGGCAATGTCGGTTTCGTCAGCGCCCGAGCAAGACGCGTCCGAGATGAGTGTAGTGTTGCCAGGCTGATAGGCGAGCAATGCGGGAATGCCTCGAACCTGTTTTTTGGCACGCAACGCGGCAAACACGTCCCCACACGTATCGACGTTAAGGTGCAAGTAGGCTATCCTACTAGGAAGCCGTGCCACATGGGCTGCAATGAGTGGCTCTGCTACGGCGCACGGCGCGCACCACGGCGCCGAAAGGTAGACTACCAGCCAGTCACGCTTGCTTTCCAAGAGTTGTTGGAATTGCTTGCGGTCCATGTACGAGTTCGCGTTTTCTTTTTGCCTCGTTTACTTCAATGTTTTACGTTTATCTGCTCGAGTCCACAAGAAACACGACGTACGTGGGTGCCACCATCGACCTGGACCGTCGGTTGCGCCAGCACAACAAACTAATCAAGGGAGGCGCCAAAGTAACGGGAAATCTAGTGGACAGGGGCGGGCACTGGACGCGCGTGTGCTACGTGACGGGGTTTCCAACGTGGAAGTGCGCGCTGCAATTTGAATGGAAATGGAAGTATCTTACGCGAAAGCAACCAAAAGGGCAAATGCTCCAGCGCCGTCTGGAAGCCTTGAACGTGTTAATCACCTCGGGGCGATCGACGTCGTCTGCCATACCGTTTGAGCTTTATACGCTTCGAATTGTAGAAAAGTAAGCAAGGGAAAGAATATGGTTCCCATGGTGCGGCCTGCTTTGAGTGATTGTATGCGCCCCCCTGTGCGCACCGCGGGTGTGAAAACGGGCCCGCACCCGCCCATGGAGTTTTTTGATTGGCTGCAGTTGAAAAATTGACGCTTCAACAAAAAGAAAAGACAAAGAAAACAATGTTCAAGGCAATGGATCGGCGGTGTGTCAAGCCCCCTATGCTGCTCACGTCTCGAACGGATGCGGCGTCGTTGCGCCGTAACCGCGAACTCCAATTTTTGAACGGGTTGAACACCGCCCCGTTTTATTGCGCCGACGTGGCGCGACAATGGGCCTTGGAAGCAGGAGAAAAAACATGGGCGCGATACCTTTGTTTTCTCTATAATGCAAGTGCGGTGCGCCACCTTGTGATTGCGTATTTGAGGGACGATTGGTTTTTTCCTACGATCAATCACCATCGCTTCTCCTACCGCTTGGCATCGAAAGTGGGACTTGATTTCGCGCTCGAGGATACCGAGCGCCAGTTTGTAGCCGACTCAAACCCTCATGCATTAAGTCCCTGGATCTAAAGCCATTTCCGCATGGCGGATTTGAGGGCGGATTTGCGCGTGGTCGCGCGCCCTGTTCTACGCCCTGTTTTACGCGCAGAAACGCGCTCGGTGTCCGACAAATTTTTTTGGATCCGTTTTAAAATGTCGGTGCTGTGCTCCAACAGCGGGTTTTTTGAAAGAGCGCCAATGCTGATTTCAGGGCGCGACAATAAAGATACAGCGTCTCGGTTCGACCGTATGACACGAAGGTTTTTATGATGGCCAATGACGGCGGGATTGACCGTTAGATTGTTGAACGGCGCTAGGCCATTTTTAATCAGGTTGGCGACGATTCCGCCGCCCTGCGAGTGCGAGAGCGTGTTGACTTTGCCTTGAAACACGGTGCCAATGGGGCCGTACTTGAAGAGCGCTTCCGATTGCACGATTGCGGCTGCCTGGTAGCGTTTCGTGTTTAAATACCGAGTATTGAAGACGACCGTGTTGTTGAGCCAGTCGGACGCCGAGTCCGTGCCTGCGTGCACCACATAAACCTTTTTGGTCGGCTCATTCACGTAGACTTTGCTCCGTTTCGTAGAAATCTCAGTGTCGAGCGTCCAGCGCCCAACGTGTAGCGCATCCTTGATGTCTTTGTATCCCGCGTCCAGCAACTCGCTTGCTTCAGTGGTAGATAAGGCCCCGCCTCGCATTTAGCTCCATCGTTATATTTTTTTTTCACTGGGTCCTATCTGGTTTAAAAAAAATATACGCGAACACCAATGGAGCTTGCTATCCCACTCATTGCCATGGGATGCGTGTACCTTGTATCGAACCAAAAGAAACGCGAGGCCTTTCGTCCCCGCACACAAAACACGGATCAGTTCTTTCAGCTCCCGCCAGCGCCCAAAGACGCCATCATTGATTTAGCGGGACGTCCCGTCGACCGCAAGTACGTGACGGGAAATCTCGTGCCGTACTTTGGCAAGCAAAAACGTGTAGGGACGGAACTTCGACAGCAAACGGAGCAAACCATGGACGCGTACACGGGTGCGGGGTCCCTCCGAATGTCCAAAACCGAAGTAGCGCCGTTGTTCTCGCCCGAAGAAAACGTGCAGTGGGCGAACGGAACACCGAACCAAACGGATTTTTTCCGCTCGCGAGTGAATCCTGGCCTGAAGAATTCCAACGTGAAGCCGTTTGAGGAAGAAAGGGTTGCGCCTGGCCTAAACCAAGGGTTCACGGCGTCAGGCAGCGGTGGATTCAACTCGGGCATGGAAGCACGAACGTCGTGGCTGGACAAGACTGTGGACCAGTTGCGTGTGGCGAGCAAGCCTAAGGTGTCGTTTGAGTTGTCGAGCCACGAAGGCCCTGCGCAAACGCTGGTGAAGAATTTAGGAGTGCAGCCGCCTGTCGAAAAGCAGTTGCCTGACCGCTATTTCGCCAACTCGCCCGACCGCTACCTCACGACGGTAGGAGCGGAAGTACGCCCGACGCAGCGGGCGCTTCAGCCTGACCCAACCATACACCGCGCGACGACGTCCAAGCCGTACGCGGGAGTGGCGGGCAACGCTGGCGTGGAGCGCGAGGCCAAGGCGCCGCTGGTGCGGATGGACAGTCGGCAGCAGTTGCCTGGGCCCAGTTTTCTTCCCGCCTCAGGTCCAAGCGGCAACCATCTGACGACCGAAGCGGCTACGTATGGAGCGTACACCAACAACCGAACGTCGAAGCCCCTTCCTCTGGGAGGCGTCGGGAGTCTCATCAGCGCCATTACGGCCCCGTTTACGGATATATTGCGCCCTGCACGCAAGGAAAGCACCCTCGTAGCGCAACGCCTGGGTGGCGCGGGAGCCACCGTAAGCCACAACCCCGCGCTTCCCGCTACCAAGCCGTTACCGACCATGCGCGAAACGACGGAGTTTAGTCCGTTTGATCGTGGCCAGCGACCGTTTTTGCCGACGGACGGGATGTTTCAATCGCCGCAGCAGGGGGTAGTGACCAAGCGCGACACCGCGTTTACCTACATGGGGGTCTCGACGAGCATGCTGCCGAAGCAAGTGTCGACGCAGGCGGAACACAACTCAACGATTTCTTCGGCGCGGGGGCAGGCAGGGCGGACGGCGGGCGGAAGTATGGCCACGTTTCAGCCGCACATTAACCAGGTAACGAACGAGCGTACGCATGTGGCCTACACGGGCGGGGCTTCGGCGATGTTTCCCGTGACTCCGCAAGTGCACCGCCACGAAACCCGTGGCGTGCAGTCGTACGAGATCCTGGACCGCACGAACCCTGACATTTTGACGGCGTTTAAGGAAAACCCGTACACCAAGAGTTTACATTCGGTTGCTTAGAAAATCGATTTAAATCCATGAGGATAGGTGTCGCAATGGACCCGTTCACTAGCAAATTTGTATTGACGGACAAAGGGTACACAACGGCGAACTCGGAGTTGTCGTTTGCGCCTGTTGCGACGCCCATGGCGGCACCTCTACCACTCTTTAGTGCCAAATTGACGCATCAAGTGCTGTGGCCATTGTTTTTGGACGCCAGCAACAATGTCATGTATATGGATCCAAGTGGCAACGCGCTTAACTATACGCAAGTGACGGATGCGTTTGGGCATCCTGCGCGGTTCAGCGACATGGACAACAAATCGTCATTTACGCTACTGATGCCACAAACCCGAAACCAACTCATCGAGTGGCCCAACGCTCGCAAGGCCATTGTCGGTCCGTTACTTCCCGTATCTGCAACGTACGGTCAGGGGGAACTTCAGTTGGACATTTCATGTGTCGACGGGGTGTACGGAATCGCGCGCAGGTACACCAATACGGTACTGCCTAGGGTCGAGCCTTTACCGACAGTGATCGAGCCTTTACCGACAGTGATCGAGCCTTTACCGACAGTGATCGAGCCTTTACCGACTGTGGTTAAGCCTTTGCCCGCGAACATCGAGGTAGAGCCCTTGCCGAATGAAGTCAAGCGTAGTACGGCAACGAAAGAAACATCCCTTCAAAAGGGCGACAAAACAATCACCATCACGATTAACGTTGCGTAAAAAAAAATAAAAATGCTTAGCTCAACACTTGAAATCCATCCTTGACGAACTTTTGAGACATCCATTCAGGAAACGGTACGTGATGAATACCCTTTCTGCCCGACGTATGATGTTCCTTGCAAAGGACGATCATATTGTACGGCGAATCTACAAAGAGGTCGGGGTTTTTCGCAACTTCTTGCCAGTCGAACTGGTTTGCCAAGCAAACTCCCTGAGCTGTGTAGCACGTTCGTGCAAACGCTGCAAACTTGTCCCAGTCGTAGGCGTTTTGAAACGCTTTTTGGCAATAATAGTGGTGCGTTTCAACGTGAATGCCGTCGTGCTGGTTACTTTTACCGCAAATGAAGCATGCCTGGCTCTTCATTTGCGCGTGGGTTTTATTGTAAATCGCCGAGTTCTTGCGAGGCTCGTGGGAGGGGTAATGCACGGTATAATGATTCGACATGTTCCTCACAATTTCGGCCTCGGATTCATACCGCGGAGGATCTTCCGTCTCGGCTTTTAGATCGGTTTTGGAGAAACAGCAGCCCATACTAAATACTTGAAATGGGTACTCTCTACGTTTCCGATAAAATCAATTTTTGAACTTGACTTGCCGTTTCTAACGCGCCCTCTACCCAGGCCTGTTTGTGCGAAAACGCTTCACCGCAGATGTAAACATGCGGGCGAGGATGTAGAATTTGTTGAGCGACTGCATCGGAGTTAATGTGCGGGAGCCAGGCATGCCCGCCTTCCGTCCACAGGTAGGCTTTGAAATGAACGGGGTCGGGAATGTTGCGGTCGGGAAAGATACGACGTAACTCTGCGTGCACCTCGTGATTGAGGCGGGTTTGAGACCTGAGCTCACCGCGCTGCGTACGAAATGGTTCAGTGTCTGCTCCCTCGACGTAGGAAACCATGACAACGGTAGGGCTGATGGGAATGATGTGGCGCAGCCAGGACGTTGTTGTTTGGGCGAGGAGCCCTTCCGCCCAGGGAGAGTCGTACGCGGCGTACACGCGCAGCAAGGCGAGCGGGGCGACGGAATGAAGCAGTTTGGGCGGAAGGATATGAAAGTGGCGAAGAGCTTTCGGCGGGATCGCAAAAATAACGCGTTTTGCGGGTCTACCGTCTACTACAACACCGTCAGAGGTGAGGTGAACGGTGTCAACCTTGTGGTTGAGTTTGTAATTGACATGTTTGGACATGCGGCGCACCAGTTCACTGAGCCCTTCTTTGACGACTATGAATTTCCCGCTGAGTGCGCGCTGAAGCATGTCAACGGCATCGTATGCATTCATGACTTCGAATTCCGAGTAATAGCCGAATTCTTGGCGTAGCTGTTCGACTTGCGAAGGGCTCATTGTACGGCGACAGTAGTCGGCGTAAGTCAGGGTTCGCATCTCTTCCGTCCGTGTAAGGGGTAATGTCGCCAGCAAAGATTTATCGGACCTTACCTGGGCGAGGGGTACCTCAGTGAGGTGAAACCGCCGCAGAAGGGCGCGGAGTAGTTTGTGGTGGAGATGAATGCGCCCTGCACCGATTTCATACTGGGGAGTATGCCGCGTATAAATACGGCCTCCTAGTCGATCTGTGGCTTCTAGGACTAGTGCATGGGGGTTGTCAAGGGCAATGTAAAGGCCTGCGATACCGCCTCCTATGATGATGGTGTCCATACAAGTGCAATAGGGTTTTTCCTATCTTTTAGTTTTTTCAAGAGGGCCTAAAAAAACTAAAGCATGCCAAAGAGGGCCTAAAAAAACTAAAGCATGCCAAAGAGGGCCTAAAAAAACTAAAAGAGCGTCCAAAAGAGGGCTTAAAAAACTAAACGGGTCATTCAGCCAATCGCTTGCAGGCGGGCTCGATGTCGGGATCGCAATAAGGAACAAGTGCGTTGCGCACATCTCGCAGCAGCGCGCGCTCAACGGCATTAGGAGCTACAAGCGCTTGCAAAATAAGCTCGCGGACAGGGTCTGCCCAAGACATGCCTTGGAGAAGAATGGGATACCCTGGATACTTGGGACCCAGATTCATCGTCTCGTCAGTTTCGTTGTAGCACATGGCAGCAAACGCGGCGCGCTCATCGACGATGCGAGCATTGACGTAGGTCCAGATATGCTGGCCCTCGCGCATCACTTGCCAAAGGAGGGCAAACATGCGCTTGAGACGATCGTTCGACCACGTTAACAGCGACATCGATTCTGTTCCCCAGGACGCCCTCAGAAAATCGAGGAGGGGAACCGACATGCCGTCCTGAAGAACGAGGGGGCGCGCCATGCAGATGAGTGAAGCGCAGACAAAGCGCGAGTCGCCTTGGCCGTGCCTGTCGCCTCGATGAAACGCTTCGTCAAGCGCAGTAAGACCAAATTTCTTATCGTGAAGTATGAGCGCGTCGTTGTTGAGGAATACAGCAACGAGATCGGTAGATCCGTCTCGCGCGGCAGCGTGCAAAGGCGTCTCAATACGCCGCTGTTCGGACACGTGAAGTTCATTCCAGCCCGTGAATTGATTGACATCCGCTCCGTACTCCAACAGTAATTCGGCCACGGCGATGTCGGACGTCATGCAAAGCGGCGTGTCCCCAAACTCGTCATGCTTGGGTTCGTTGGGATCGGCGCCCGCCTCAAGCAAGAATCGAATGACGCCCACGTTCTTTGCAAAAAGCGCGCCGTGCAGGGCGGTGATCCCGTACGAGCTAAAAGACAGTAACGAGGAAAGGACGTCGTCGTCGCCGCCCTTGGACATTTCCACCATGGCGCGCGCGAGAATTTCTTGATTTTTTCCTCCATTCGTGTTAGAGCACACTTGTAAGAAGGCTTGCCCGAAAGCAATGCATTCTACGTCGAGGTCGGGGTGGTCGAGCAGTGTGAGTGCAATCTGCATGTATTCGCCTTGGTGCACATTAGCAGCGGCGTACTCAAGTGCGGTGTGGCGGTCATGGGTGGCGTTGACGTTGCCGCCGTACATGATGAGAAGGTCCACGGCGTCGATGCATCCAAGCTGCGCCGCGATGGCAATGGCGTTGGGGGCATCCGCAACGGTTTCTTCCCAAATAAAATCCATGCTTTCGCCAGCAAGGATGGCTGCCTGTAACGTTTGTTTGAACCCCATTTTGAAAAAAAGGTAAGGTTTTGGATTTGGGAAAAAAGAAGTTGTGTAGAATTCAGTCCATTCAAATAAACAAACAATTCTAGGATTCTAGGAAAATTCTAGGATTCTAGGAAAATTCTAGGAAAATTCCTAGAATCCTAGAATTGTTTGTTTATTTGAATGGACTGAATTTTACACAACTTCTTTTTTTCTTACAATCCGATGGATTTTGTTAAGCCGACGGAATTCCCTTATGCCGACATGTTGCATGATGGCTGTTTTGTGGAAGTGTACGAAGCGACCGTGCCTTACTCGGACGAGGAAGCGACTCGGGTGCTGAAGCATCTATTGAATCTTGGACTTAGTGATCCGCAGACGCAACTTATCCCCGAGGAAGGGATTCAGGACAACAATGTTCGCGAGTGGCTCGCGGTGGTAAAGAAAATCAAGTTCTTCAACATGACGGCATCTCTGGTGCGCATGTGCATGGAAAAAAGTGGGCTCCGCGGGGATGCCAAGTTTGGGGAAGAGGCGTATGTTGCACCCGAGACGGAGAATGTAGATGGTTATTTCGATCCTCCCTATGCGCAATTGATGAGCGAGTTGGATGCGCGCCGCGTCGAACAGCTTCTTCAAGCGCGAACGGATAAAAAAGAGTGTCTCCAGGGTATTTTAAAGAAGGTGCTTGGTGACCCTGAGGCTCAACTGATCCCAGTGGAAATGCTTCCCCAAGACGATGCCGCGGGATGGGAGTTACTGATGCGGAAGCTGAAGTTTCTTAAGAAGATAGGAGTCATGCTTGAGCAAGAGATGGATGAGCGCGCAGCCAAGAAAGTAAAACGCGTCTGAGAGCAATAAACTAAGAGCGCAAATAGAGGCTATTAGCAATAGGAGGCTAAGAGTGCAAATAGGATGCTTAGATTCATGAAAAAAATTTTAGGTTTAGAGTAGGAGACATTTACGTACTTTTTCGCCAAGAGGAGTCATTGTAGGGTACGTGGACGCCGTAGATTCATGTAGGGTGTACCCCTGGGATTTATAAAACGTCTTCCGCTTGCCCCATTGCCGCTTGAACATGGAGTGAGGATCTACAAGGTCCACAATGAGCGGGGCAGCGTGCTTGATGCGCAGGATGCGGCCGAC